AGGCTATGAAGAAAATCTATCACAAGCTCGTAAGAGACCGTATTCCGGAGATTATTGAAAAAGCCGGTAAAGACTACGCAGTGCGCCAAGTACGCTCCAATGAGTTGATGAACTATGCACTTAAGAAGCTTCAAGAGGAAGTTCAAGAGTTTGTTGAAGATCCTTGCGCTGAGGAAGCTGCTGACATTATGGAGATTTTTGATTTTATCTGCAGCCGTCTCGGCCTCTCTGAGAACTATATACTCGCGGAACGCACCTCTAAAAGAGTCGGCCGCGGCTCATTTGATCTGGGCCTTGTCCTTGAGTGGGTTGAAGAGAAGTGATTATAGTGGGACTTGGCAGCGCAGGGTGTAATATTGCAAAGGCTTTTTCAAAGTTTCCGCAGTATGAAACCTATACAATAGACTCCCACAAAGAGGCCGATATCACCATTAGAAAGCAGACCAGTCACGAAAACTATGATGCCCATTTTCCCAACCTTAGAAGAAAGCTTAAATTTACTAATGAAGATGTGTTTGTTGTGGTCTGTGGTTCGGGGCGTGTGTCCGGAGGGATCTTGCGCCTTCTCGAACAGATACAAAACAATCGGGTCACGGTGATATACATACAACCGGACTTGGACTTGCTGAGTGAAGTTCAGAAAACACAAGAAAAGATAGTGCGTAACATATTACAAGAGTATGCACGAAGCGGCGCAATCGCCAACATAATAATGATTGATAATAATCATCTTGAAAAAAGTTTGGGAGACATGTCGATCATGGGATATTACGATGTTCTGAATCAGGCCGTTGTTAATACCGTGCATATGATAAATGTTTTTAAAAATACAGAACCTGTAATAGGAAATTTTATCGAACCATCTGAGATGAGTCGGATCACGACAGTGGGGATTGTCGATGTTGAGTCTGAGGACGAAAAAGAAAAATGGTTTTATGACTTGACAAACGTACGTGAGGCGGTATACTACTATGGTATCAACGAAGAAGACCTAAAGAATGACGGGACCCTGTTCAGGAAAATTAACAAGTTTGTAAAATCAAAGGTGAAAGAAAACATTAACATATCTTATGGGGTCTTTAAAACAACATACGACCAAAAATATTGTTATTGCATTAAGTATTCATCTATGGTACAATCATATAAAGAATTGCTAGACGATCAGGATATTGGCTGATCGTACTTTAACCCAACTATAAGGAGAAAAAATGGGTATTAATTTAGATAAGATGAGAGAAAAGCTCTCGTCACTACGTGGAGACGGAAACTCAAATGACACTTTCTGGAGGCCTAGTGATGGCGACCAGACTATTCGAATCGTTCCAACAGCGGACGGAGACCCCTTCAAGGAGATGTGGTTTCACTACAATGTTGAGAAGGGCGGTTTTCTATGTCCCAAGCGCAACTACGGCGACGAGTGTCCTGTATGTGAGTTCGCCTCACAGTTATGGCGCGAGGGCGTTGATAACAACGACGAGCATAGTAAGAAGACCGCAAAGTCTCTCTTCGTGCGACAGCGCTTCTTCAGCCCCGTGATGGTCCGCGGCGAGGAAGAGAAGGGTGTGCGTGTATGGGGCTATGGTAAGACTGCTTACGAGAATCTTCTGACTCTTGTGTTGAATCCGGAGTACGGTGACATCACCGATACGGAGACAGGCACGGATCTTCAGATGACTTATGGAAAGCCGCCCGGTGCATCTTTCCCTCAGACGAAGCTTGTGCCCCGACGGCGGTCCTCCCCTCTTTGTGAGGATCTTACGCCCGATAAGTGTGTAGAGCTTCTTGACAGCATTCCAGATTTCACTGGACTGTTTGAGCGAAAGACAACTGCTGATGTGCAGACGATTCTCGATACGTTCGTGAATTCTCAGGTCGACGACCCGGAAACGGTGAGCACCGAAACCCAGAAGTATGGCAAGACAACCGCCGGCGAAGCCAGCGCGGTCGATCAGGCGTTTGCAGATTTAGGGAATCTTTAAATCCCCCCCACAGGGAGGCACAGGGTTATCAGGTGTCTCAAAAAGAAAGGAAGAGTTATGACTACTGAAACTAATCGTCTAGAACAGCTGATTGCTTTACTTGAGGAAACTCGGGACGACCATGATAAGTTCTTTGGCACTGGAAACAATGCCGCAGGAACTCGTGTTCGTAAGGCAATGCAGGAAGTGAAGACGCTAGCACAGGAACTTCGCGTCGAGGTTCAAGAGAACAAGAACGCAGGTTAAACTCTGACAGCCGCAGGGAGGCCCGGGGATACAGGGGTCTCAAATTATCACAAAGAAAGGTATTAAAAATGAGTGATATTATTAGAAAGCTTACTGAGTTGGGGGCTGAAGAAACCGATTTTATTACGTTAAGTTTCACCGAGGGAACTGACGTATGGCATATTAACGAGAGTCATGTAGAGGAGACCGTGGGCGAGACAGACACGGCGGCTATGCTGGCAGGACTTTTAGCAGCGGGAGTTCCGGTGTATAATTATGGTTCTGCTATTTTGGAAGAGATGCGCTTTAGTGGCGCGCTCGATGATTATGACCGCGAGGGATGGTTTGAAGAATATCTGACCGAGGTGCTTGCAACTACCATTTATGATGGTGAGTATGGACTAGACTATTCAACAGAGCAGTATGATTATAAGCGGGGCTTCTGCAACATTTCTACGAAAGTCCAGGTCCAGGTCGGCGACCTGTATGAGTTAGCCGATTTGTCCGACAGCTTTGTGTCGGGTTTCGACGTCTCGGTGGAAACCGAGAATGGCACCCTCACGCTGAACACACCCTCCACTCCGGGGGTGCCCTAATGTGGGCTGTATTATTTAGTACTGTGGCTTGGGGGACTGTGGGGTGGCTTCTTGTTGCCATGTGGGACACGCGACAGAGACTCCGACAAGTAGAGGATCGTGCTCACGCCATCCAAAAAGACTTTCTTGCAGAAGTACAGCTGAGATACGGAGAAACGAGTGGCGAAGAGTAAATCAAAAGCAGGCAAGATCTCAATTGATGGTCTGCGAACCTTAATCAACAAAACTTCTGGCTTGGAAGTAGCACACAATCTTAACAAGGCAAACCCAACAGAAGTAAAAGAATGGATTCCAACTGGCTCGCGCTGGTTGGATTCTATTATTTGTAGAGGACAGCTAGCGGGTGTTCCCGTGGGTAAGTTCACGGAGATCGCCGGCCTCGAATCAACTGGCAAGTCCTTTATGGCTGCTCAGATTGCAGGCAATGCCCAGAAGATGGGAATGACAGTTATCTATATGGATTCGGAGTCAGCAATTGACCCCGGCTTTTTAGAGCGCGCCGGGTGTGACATAAGTGAATTGATTTACGTTCAGGCCCAATCGGTTGAACACGTCTTAGAAACTATTGAAAATGTTTTAAAGTCCGGAGCAGAAAGAACCTTGTTCATTTGGGATTCTCTGGCTATGACTCCCACTATTACGGATGTGGAAGGAGACTTCAATCCTCAATCCACGATGGCAATGAAGGCGCGCATTCTCTCCAAGGGGATGTCCAAATTGACCATTCCAATTGCGAATACAAAGTCTGCCTTCCTGGTTCTTAACCAGTTGAAGACCAATATCCCACAGGGACCGAACGCCCGCATCGTCGCAATGACGACCCCATTTATAACCCCAGGCGGAAAGGCTATGCACTATGTGTATTCCCTGCGCATCTGGCTGACAGGGCGCAAGGCGAAGTCTGCTTTCATCGAGGACGAGAGCGGTTTCCGCATCGGTTCCGAGGTAAAAGTTAAGCTGGAGAAGTCTCGCTTCGGGACCCAAGGGCGCAACTGTGCGTTCAAGATTTTATGGGGCACTGACAAGGTTGGCATTCAAGATGCAGAGAGTTGGCTTGAAGCTATTAAAGGCTCGGACAATTTAAAGCAAGCCGGCGCTTGGTTCTCCCTCGTGCATAAGGATGGAACAGAAGAAAAGTTCCAGACTGCCCATTGGCTTTCTAAACTGGAAGACAAGAAGTTCAAGAACCGAGTGTTCGAGATTATGGATGAGGAGATCATTCGTAAGTTTGACACGCGCGAGGGAAGCGCTGAGGATTTCTACGACGTAGATAAGGAATGAAAGAATTTGCAAAGTTCTTCCTAATCTGGTATAGTCAGCAAATGGCTATACCTTTTTGGGTTTTGGGCCACGTGCATTTGCACTTTGCAAATTACGCCACCTTCCATGAGTACCTTGCGTCGTTGGTGATGCATCTGATGGTGGCCGCGGGCTTCTGGCTCGACTGGAAACAAAGCAAAAAGAAGCCTTGACATCACCCCCTCTGTGAGGTATACTCATAGGAGCTTCATACGTGAGGGGATACAGTTGAAGAACAAGAGATATATAGAGTTCGCCAAGAGAGTGGCAGAACAATCAGATTATGGAAAGTTTAGGCACGGAGCCGTCCTGGTAAAGGGCAGTTCCGTTCGTAGCATTTCCTGCAACAAGCACCGGCATTGTAGTTTCGGCGCGAGATTTCGCAAAGAGGGCCGCGGCGAAGCCACCCTCCACGCAGAGTTGGGAGCCATCCTAGGCATGGCCCGCTCCACCACACAGGGATCTACTGTCTATGTGGCGCGAATTAACAAAGCTGGAGAAGGTAGAATTAGCAAGCCTTGTCCTATGTGTGAAGCCGCCATGCGTCATGTCGGAGTCAAGCGTGTCGTATACACAAATGAGATCGGAAAGATTGAGAGCATAAGACTATGAAAAGAGTAATGATCATCGACGCCCTGAACGCTTATTTTAGAGCCTTCATCGTCAATCCCAGCCTCTCACTTCACGGACAGCCCATAGGGGGCTTAAAAGGCTTTCTAGGCATCCTACAGAAGCTCTGTCGAGACATAAAGCCTGATGCCGTCATGATCATCTGGGATGGCCCTGGTGGAAGTCGCAAGAGACGAGAGCAGAACAAGAACTATAAAGAGGGTCGCAAGCCCATCCGGGTCAATAGACAGACGGACTTGACCCAAGAGCAACAGCGCGCCAACATGGCGTGGCAACAGCTGCGCCTCATGGAGTATCTGAACGAACTACCCATCATTCAGCTGCGTTTTGACGAGGTAGAAGCCGATGATGTTATAGCATATGCTACGCAAGTCGAACAATTTAAGGGCTGGCAAAAGGTAATAGTCTCCAGCGATAAGGATTTCCTGCAACTCTGCGATGATGAAACAGTTTTGTTTCGACCGATTCAAAAGAAAGTACACAACAAGCTCAATATCGTCGAGGATTTTGATATCCATCCTCGTAATTTTGCCATGGCTAGAGCCATCGCAGGGGACCCATCGGACAATCTTAAGGGTGTTCCTCGTGCTGGCTTAAAAAGTATTTCAAAAAACTTAAAATTTCTTAGGGAAGATAAAGACGCGACATTGCAAGAGATTTTTGACTTTTGTCTCAACAGTGACTCGAAAGCTAAGTTTTTCACGAACGTTTTAGAGTATAGAGATGTAATTATAGAGAACTATAAATTGATGCAGTTATACGCTCCGGCGTTATCTCTACAGTGCCGGCAGAAGGTGTGTTATGCCCTGGATAATTTTGAATACGATTACAATAAAACTGAGATTATTCGTATGATGAACCAGGACGGCTTCGGGGTCTTTAATTGGGAGGACCTCCACGCAGCAATGAATAGAATCTGTGTTGACAAAGCGCTCGGAAAGTAGTATTATTGGTCATGAGGGAAGCAATGAAATTAAACGGTGAGCCTGTCAGTTTTTCAAAGTACGGCAAGTCCTTTCAAGAAAAATTATGCATGGTGATACTGGACGACCGTTCCTTTGCTGATCAGATTGAAGAAGTATTAGATGTTAATTTTTTAGAGCTAAACTATCTTAAACTGTTTTTGAATAAAGTATTTAATTATCGCAAAAAGTATGGGGTTCATCCATCGCGGGACATCATGAAGACTATCTTGCGCTCTGAATTGGATAACGAAAACGAGCTAACAGCTAAGCAGACCCGCGAGTTCTATGTTCGGAGTCAAGTCACAGACCTAACAGATATTGAGTATATCAAAGATACCGCTCTAGATTTCTGTAAGAAGCAAAACCTTAAGTCGGCGATGGTAAAGTCCATAGCCCTACTTCAGAGCTCCTCATTTGACGAGATTTCTCAGGTCATTAATGACTCGCTTAAGTTAGGGATAGATAACGAAGGCGGCTATGATTGGAAGAAAGACTTTGAAGAGAGGTTTAAGCCCCGCTTTCGCAACCCTGTTACAACAGGCTGGAATCTAGTTGATGATTTGTGTAAAGGCGGCTTAGGCCAAAAGGAGTTGGGCGTTGTGATTGCCCCTACGGGTGCTGGTAAATCTATGGCCCTCGTACATTTGGGGACGCAGGCCATTAAAGAAGGGAAAACCGTAGTACATTATACTTTAGAGCTACAAGATACCGTAGTCGCTTCACGTTATGACTCGTGTCTTACTAAAATCCCTCTTCAAAATCTTACCGCTTTTAAGGAAAAGATCTACGAAGAAGTGCAGGATATCGACGGCAAACTTATTATAAAAGAATATCCTACAAAAACAGCCAGCACTCAAACTGTTCGGAATCACTTAGAAAAGCTGCGCATGCGTAGCATTGAGCCGGATATGATCATTGTTGATTATGGGGACCTCCTCCGGCCTGTTCGTTACCTGAAAGAAAAAAGGAACGAGCTGGAATCCATATACGAAGAATTACGCGCAATTGCGTCGGAATATAAGTGCCCAGTGTGGACAGCATCTCAAACCAATAGATCTGGTTTAAACGCAGAAGTCATTACCATGGAATCGATCTCCGAAGCCTTTAATAAATGCTTTGTTGCAGATTTTATTTTTAGTATTTCAAGAACTATCGAGGATAAGACTACAAATGGTGGGAGAATATTTATAGCCAAGAACCGGAATGGCCCAGATGGTCTGGTGTTTCCTTTGTTTATGGATACGGCAAATGTATGCATCAAGGTATTGGAGCCCTCCGCGGAAGATGAACTTACGGAAGTGAGCGCTAAAAAGCAAAAAGAGAACCTGGTGGAGAAGTATAAGAAATTTAAAAAGAAGAATGGAGGCTAAACAATGTTTGATGAGAATGAAGTTCGAGAAGCGACACTTGAATATTTTGGTGGTGATGAATTAGCAACGAATGTCTTTATGACCAAGTATTGCTTGCGCGACAAGAAGGGCAATTTTGTTGAGAAAACCCCTGACGATATGCACAAACGGCTAGCCAAAGAGTTCGCGCGGATAGAAGATAAGTTTATTACACGCAAGTCAAATCATTTGACAGAAAGCGAAATTTATTCATTCCTTAAGGGCTTCGAACATATTGTCCCCCAGGGTTCCCCCATGATGGGAATAGGAAATAATTATGTTAATGTGTCTTTGTCTAATTGTGTTGTTGTTGATAACCCCACCGACTCCGTATCGAGTATTATGGATGCTGGTAAGGATCTTGCGAATCTTTTTAAGCGCCGCTGCGGTGTTGGGATTGATATATCTAGCTTGCGTCCTGAAGGGACTCCTGTTAATAATTCCGCTCGCACTACTACTGGTGCGTGGTCTTTTGCTGATTTCTACTCGTACGTCTGCCGGATGATCGGACAGAATGGTCGCCGCGGCGCCCTCATGATTTCGATGGATATTCGTCACCCTGACATTGAACAGTTTGTAAAGATGAAACATAACCTAACTAAGGTAACTGGTGCGAATGTTTCGGTTAAAATAAGCGATAGCTTTATGAAGGCTGTGGAGAACAATGATTCTTTTACGCTTCAGTTTCCGGTCGAGGCCGAAACTCCAACCTATCTGAGTGAGGTGGATGCAGCTTCTCTATGGGAATCTATTATAGAGTCAGCTACAAAGACTGCCGAGCCCGGGCTCCTAATGTGGGATAATATTACAAAGAATCTGCCGGCTCATGAGTATGCTGACTTTAAGACTAGGACTACCAATCCATGTGGGGAAATACCACTCTCGGCCTATGATAGCTGTAGGCTAATTTCTTTGAATTTAAAAAGTCTCGTGAAAAATTCTTTTGAAAAAAATGCAGACTTTGACTTTGGCAAGTTGAGAGAGGTCG